TATCGACTTCTCCCAGTACGCCAAGGTCGAGCAGCTATCTGATGTTGTGCGGCGCGGCCAGGACGGCATAGAAATGGGTAAACATTTCTCGCTGGTGCATGATGGCTCGGGCAATTTTTCCACGTCCTTGTTTTTGAAAAACGGCCAGCATGAGTACGAGTTTTTCACGAATGCTGCCGGGAAATTCGGAGCGTGGGATAAGACTAATTCGCGGGGTCTTTTTCAGGCTGACCGGAATACTTTCGAGCACCAAACCGCCGTGGACATGCGTAACAATCAACTGCGTGGCCTGCCCTCGCCGTCGGGTGATAATCACGCCGCAACCAAAGCCTACGTGGACGGCGCGGTGGACGGTAAGCAGGATAAGGCTCAGGTGCTCGACCGCCTATCGGAGTATGTGGGCGATTCTGACTTTTTCGGCTCTAAAGGTGTTACCTCGACGATAGGTGACCCTGGGGCGTTCCCCCATAGCAAGCATGTTGTCGTCACGGACGATGGCGGCTGGGTAGAGGCCTACGGTGAGCCGCAAAAAGCGGAGCACGTCGCCAATAAAAAGTACGTCGATTCGCAGGTCAGTACGGTGCGTGACCGTGTCGGCGCGCTGGAGTCCGGCGGCGGTGGCGGCGGTTTCTGGGCTGGCACTCAGGCCGCGTATAACCGCGAATCCAAAGACTCAAATACGCTTTACGTGATTACGGGGTGATGTGGTGTGCCTACTGTAAGAGCAGGGGATATTAGGGGCGCGTATGTGGGTGAGCGTGAAGCCGGGGCGATGCTCATGGGCGATAAAATCATCTGGAATCGCACCGCCATGTACACCCGCACGAATAATAGTGCTCCGGCTGTGCCTGATTGGGCTACGTTTTTCACCGCAATTCTCGTAGGTGGCGGCGCTGGCGGCCAGGCCGGTAATGGTGGTGTCGGCTCGCAAGGCTCCGGCGGGCGTAGTGGTGACGTGCATTTTGCGTCGGATAGTATCCAGCCCGGCTCAAGCCTATCCCTAACGCTAGGCAAGGGTGGTAGTGGCGGGCGTAGCGCATCTTTGGAGTACGGGCGCAGTGGCACGAGCACTGGACTGTACTACTACAAATACGGCAAATCCGGCCGCAGCTACGTTGAAGCCCCCGGGGGGAGTGGTATCACGGGTAATCCGACTGCGGGGTCGCCGTATATTACCTCTGGTCAGGGTGGGCGGTATTACTCGTCGCATAGGGGTGGGACTTCCACGATGACTATTGGTAGTGGCGGGTCAGGTAACGCGGGGTCCGGCACGAATGGCGGTGGCGGCGCTGGTGGTAATGGTGGGTTTTTCAACAATTACACTCCCGGCGGCCGCGGCGGCGACGGGTGGTTCCAAATCCAATTCTACGGGGTGGACCCGCTGGCCTACCAGGCGCATACGCAGGGCGGAACGACCGCTGCCCCCCGGAATCGCCGTTGACGACGGGGTTGACGACAGGGAAGAAGCTACTGGAAGCAGTGATGAACGGAACTTCGAACTAGGTGTCACCTACCAGGCAGGCGACGTGGTGACCATTGGACGTGGGGAGTACCCCGCAGCCGCAGCGGAGGGCACTTACCGTGCTCTGGTCACGCATGAATCGTCGTTTTATCACTACCCATGGAATGACCCACGCACGTGGGAACGAATTGATTAAGGAGAGAAAATGGAGACTATTAAGCAGCAAATTAAGGCCCTAGATGAGGCTGATTTTGCGGAGTTACGCCGCTGGATTTTTGCCGACGAGGTTAAGCGCCGCGAATCGTTGCCTGCGGTGGAGGAGGCGCAGACAATCCTGATTCAAGACCTTGCTATACAGGGTGAGATTACCCGGCCGGAGGTAGCGACTGAGGAGGCCGCGATTAACGGCGACGGCATCGTGCCTGCTTGGGTGGACCCGCAGGGCCGCACGCATAAGGCGTACATGCTGGGTGAGGCGGTGCTGGATGACGGGCGCATCTACATCAACCGCAAGGAGGGTCTGAACACGGCACGGCCTAGTAGCCGGGATTCTGGCTGGGCGGTGTACAACCCGCCTAAGGAAGACGAGGCGGAGTCCCCAGCAGCCCCAGAGGAAGAGCCAGAGGAGGCCCCAGCAGGCCCACCCGCATGGCGCGAACCCGCCAACAAGGACGAGCTCTACCCCGCGGGCGCGGAAGTCACCCACCAGGGTAAAACCTGGCGCTCCACGGTAGATGGCAACCGGGCCGAACCCGGCACCGACGACAGCTGGGAAGAAACCAGCGAATAACCCCACCAACCAGCCCTGACCGCTACCCGGTCGGGGCTAATTTTTATGCCACAAGGCAGGTGAAAAATGAAGAATTTTTACAATCTCGAATCCGACGAAGTGCGGCTGATGAATAAGCATTTCACCCCAGGCCGTAACGGCCAGCGAGTGCAGTGCGTCGTCATCCACCACAACGCCGGTGTTTTGTCCATTAAGCAGATTTGGGACGTGTGGCAAACCCGCGCCGCATCAGCGCATTTTCAGACCGAATCGGCAGGCCGAATCGGCCAACTCGTCTGGGACGCAAATACCTCGTGGCACGCCGCAAATGCCTGGATAAATCAAACCTCAATCGGTATTGAGGTCTCCAATTCCGCCGGGCCTAATCAGGACTGGCCTATCACTGATACGGCTGTAATCCAAGCGGCCCGCCTGGCCGCTGCGGTGTGCTGGCATTTCAAGCTCGGCCGCCCCGTCGCCGGTAAAAACGTGCGCTGGCACCGCGAATTCACGGGCACCAGCTGCCCGTACCACCTCGCGCCTGGCGGAAAATACCACCGGCGATTCATGGACGAAGCGCACCGCTTCTACGACCTCATGGCCGCCGGTGCTATCCACCCCAACGGCGCACTCAAGCAATCCGGCGCACCCGCGCCGCAACCTCGAAAGGAGTCAGCCGACGTGCTGACCATTAAATACTTCACCGACTTCATCACAGGCTTCCTCGGCCCCGTCATCTCAGACGTGAAAGACATTCGCCAACAGCTCACCGGCGGGCGCGACGGCGGCCAATACGGCGGCTGGTCGATTAGCCAGCTGGTGAAAAACTACCAATCCAAGCCGGGGGATAACGGCACTGTGCCGGAGATGCTGGCAGTCGCATTGACCGAGCTGGAGAAGATGCGCACTGACCTCGACGAACTCAAAAAGAACGGAGCAAAGTAATGGCCACCGAGATTCAAGATTCTGTAGCAAACGCCCTGCGCGCCCAATCCTGGTTTGTCCGTCGCAAGGACACCATCGCGGCCGTGGCTGGCACGATTCTGCAGCTGCTTAACCTGCTGCTTTTCGTCACCGCTGGTGCTCCCGAGTGGGTAAACGCCGTCATCGCCGTATCCATCGGCATCGCTCAAACCCTGGTACACGCTGCCACGCCGGGTGCGATTACCCCGTCCATGGCCGGGCGGCTGGAGATAGCCGCCCTCGAGCCCGCCCCCGTCACGGCGGAGACTACTGCCTACTCAGCAGGGGAGGAAGCAGCCCGCCTAGCCAGCGAGGCCGTCCCCAACCACCACGACCCGGAGCATGAGCCGGTCTCGAATCACCGGCCGCACAGCCACGGCGAATAAGGAAGGGGGTCATTATGCGTAGATGGCTCACGAGTGACGGTGCAGGCCTAGCGATTATCGGAGTGTCGGCAATCCTACGCGGAGTATCGTACCTGCCTTGGGTGGTTGACCAGCGGCGGAAAGCCGCGCACTTCCTAGAGACGCTGGCTGACCCGTCCACATGGTCATGGGTATGGATAGGCGTAGGCATCTTCTGCCTGCTGGCGATTCCCTTTAAGCAGGCTGTCCCGCCCGCAGTCGGTATCGGCATCGGAATCCACTTCATGTGGGCAGTCAGCTTCATCGTGTCCGGCGGCAGGGGGTGGGTCACGGCCATTGGCTATTCCACAATCACGCTTTTGGCCCTATGGGCATTCGGTAGAGGACGCGCCCCCGATAAGCTGGAGGTGCCTGAGTACAAGGGGGCCGCATGAATATCAGTGGTGAGGCCGTCACCCTTATCGGGGTCATCGGTGCCGCCCTCTTAACGTTTCTGGGTACGAAAGCCACCGCTGCTGCTACACGTGACGCGAAACGCATAGAGGCCGATAAGCCCGAGTGGAAAGCGTTTACCGACTCCATCATGCGACGCATTGACGCGCAGCAAGAGGAGCTGAAATCCCAGTCAGACCAGATTGACGCGCTCCGTGACCGAGTAGAATCCCTACAGGAGATTGTGGAGACTACCCGCCGGAAGTATTGGGCTGCTGTTAATGGGCTGCGCCGTATCACTCAAAAGCATGATGTGGAGTTAGACTCCGCGCAGCTCCCGCCCGATGTGCACGATGATGTTATTAACGGATAAACCCCGCCAGACCGGCGGGGTCTTTTCGTCGTTTTAGGGGCCTTCCGGCCGCACTCGATTCCCGCTGCCTTTCGACTCCCACCCTTTTGGCCTGCGCTTCGCCAGCCGATGATGCGCCGTCACCGGCTTCATGCCGACAGAATGGGCGAGAGAAATTATCGACACCGCCGGGTCATCCAGTATGCGGTATGCCACCTGGCACCACTCGCCGATGGTGGCGGTGGACTGTAGAGCCGTAATTTCATCCTCATTAAGGGGGCGGCCCCGGCGGCGCTGTAGCGATGCTTTTTGTCCCGCCGTGGCACCGGCTGACTTATTCCGCGTGGCCTCCCGTGACGCCTCGATCGCTTTAGCCGGTTCGCGGTATTTATCCAAATCGGCTAAATGCTGGTCTCGGTGCTCATTCCAAGACCGGCTCATATTTTCCCGCACCGAGCGGGCCGCCAATGGGCGTTTAGCGTGCAATCCATGTGCCCGCCGATAGTCCGCCACCCGCATTTTATGCCCCATCGCGATATGGGTCGATAGGTGCTTGTACCGCCTGCCGCATTCATGGCAGAGCAAGCCACTATCATCCTCATCTATGAGGCCGTAGCGGCCGTACCCGTCCGTGTCACCTACCTGCATTAGCGGCTCATTTTTGAGATGGCCTGGCGGGTGATACCAGCGGCGCGGGCGACATGGGAGGCGGATGCCCCGGCGGCCAAAGCGGCCCTGATGGCGCGGTCCCGCTGCTGCCGTAGTGATTCTGCCGTATCCGCCGCGTCCTGATATTCTGCCGCGCAATCCTCTACATGCTCCATCTCGCTTCGTCCGAGGTCACCGGCGGCGCGGGCGCTTTTCACCGCACCAATGAGGAAATCGGCATCCTGCTCACAAATCGCATCCTCATCGATGCTCCGCCCGTCGATATCCTCTACCTGCTCAATGTAGGTGCGTAGCGTATCCACCGCCGCATCCGTGTCCATGTCGAGCATGTAGTGCAGGGTGTCAGCAAGGCGGTGAATATCCGTGCCATCCTCCTCGCGGAGGGAGACAGTGGGCACATCCCAGACCATGCAGGCCATACCCTCTAGAATCTCAGGGGTCAGCTCGCGGGGCACAGTCGGAGCCTCATCGTCATCTAGCTCCGATTCATCGCGGGGGTAGACCGCGTGGAGCTGGTCGATGTAGTCGCCGTACTGGGGGTCGCGGCGATTTTCCTCATGATAATCGACCAGCTTTTCGCGCAATTCTTCCAGCGTGTCGCCGGTGAGCATTAAATCTTTATTCGGGGTGGTGAGGCTGTACATGAAAATATCCTTTCTAGGGGGTTGTTCGGAATTTCCGAAATGTAGGTGGATTATGCGGCGAAGTTTGCTTGGTAGTCTTCCCAGCCGTATGCATCCTCATCATCGATGATGTCGATATCGTCGCAAGCCTGGGCGAAAGCCCAGCCTTCGGGGGTGCAAGACCATTCGGGGGAGTGGTATAGCTCAATATCATTGGTGACTGCGTAGTCGATGAGGCTGCGTGCGTGGCCCTCGCCTTGGCGGTTGGCAGTGGTTTCGATGGCCATGATTTGGCGGGTCTCAGGGTTGGCGTAGAGGGCGGAGATGACTTCGTTATTTTCGGTGGCTTTGATGATGAGCATGGCGTCGGGTTCGTCGTAGTAGGTGCCGGTGCGGGTGGTGATGGTGGTCATTGTTGTTTCCTTTTTGTTTGTTCTCTCTTGCTTACATCTCTAAGTGTATAGCAACCGGGCTACGTTGTAAAGTCGGTTTACTTGTGGTGTATATCACACTGTTACACATTGTAAAACACGCTCAAGCCCATATAGGGTGAACCCCATGAAAAAGACAACCCTCGCACTCCCTCTCGCTACCCTTGTTCTCACGGTCACGGCCTGCATGGCCGAGGTGGACCAAATCAACGGCATGACCATCGATGAAGCCATCGACGACTGCCAGAGCCGCATCACTAAAAAACTCACCTCTCCCGCCTCCGCAGACTTCGCAGACAAAGATGAGCTAGATATCCAGAAAAAGGAAAACGACGGCGAATACTGGCAAATCCGTGGCTACGTGGACTCGGATAACAAGTTCGGTGCGTCGCTCCGGTCGAGCTGGTATTGCACCGTGAGGCCACGGGTCGATGATGCCCCGCTGGTTCATATCAATGTAAAGCAAGGGCGCTAGAATTAGCTACACATTCAGCTACACAAGCTTGAGTACAAGGCCAGTACACCCCCACTCAATATAATCGTTTGTGCAGGTAGTGGGGCTATTTTGAGCGGCGGCGACAATGAGGATCAACCTCACGCCAGCAGCCAGGGTAACGGCAGGTGCCGTCGAATCCTTCCAGGAAGGCTGCCATATCCGGCGGGGTGACATATCCCTTTACCTCCTTATCCGGGTTCATTTCCCGGATCTTGGAGTAGGGCAGCGCGTTGGAGC